ACTTCAAACTAAAATCTACTAACTTAGCATCTGTATACCCCTGTGAATAAAGATGAACTATTGCAATCTTGGTTAATTCACTTATCGTAATTCTCTGCAATCTCTCAATTGTTCTCGCAAACCTTATATCTTCTGCGGCTAGAGTTGCTTTACCTGTTATACTTTCATCATACCCTAAAAATGCTTTTGGAACTTTAAGTGCAGCCATCATTTTATTTTTAATATATTCTATATCATCCGTTCCATCATAGGTCATTGCACCAAGATTTTCAATACGAGTACCACTATCACCACCACGAACTGGCATAAAAAAGTCTTCGGTCATATTTTGCATATTGAATTTTAAATTATAGTCACCTGTTTTTTCATCAACAAACGGAACTTTTTTCATTTTATTAATAACTTTTTGCATAAAGTTATCAACTTCATTTGGTGGAATATTACCAATATCAATATAAAACATTCTTTTTTCAGGTGCTCTCATTATTCTGTGAATCAACATAGCATCTTCCATCAATTGAAGTTGCTTCCACGAACGTCTTGCTGACTCTACCATACTTTTACCGTATGGTAAATAATTCGTATCACCTAATAATCTAAAGTGTGCAATTTCATAGTTTTCATAATCTGCTCTAGTAGAACCCTCTTGTTTAAAAATTACAAGTTGTGGGTTTTCAGGATCAGAATCTTCTATGCGAGTCATTTCATATGTAGAAATTGGTTTTACATTCATAACTCCATATTCAGGTTCTATTTCTAAATGTAAATAAAAATCTCCATACTTGCACATATTGCGAATCCACCCCCACAAATTAAATTCAACATTTAATATATCATAAAATAAATTTTCAAGGATACCTTTAACATTAGAATCCGAACTTGTAATTTTAAGAATTTCACCAAATTCACTTCTAGTGGTTGATTCATCTGAGTAAATATCTAATGCACTTGAAATAATAGGATCGGTATCCATCACTTCATAATCACTAAATAACTCTAATCTAGCACTTTGAAATCCAAGATTATTAAAACCATTTGCATAATCACTATATAATGTGTGCATACGGTCATACTTGTCACGTATTCTTTTTGAGTATTGTAAATTATCTGTATCGGCAACTTTTAATTTTTTTCCACCTACATTTCTTACAACCACACCAGTTGAAAATAATCTTCTAAGACCACCAAAAAGTTTCTTTGTTCTTGATTCTTCTGCCATAACAATTCTTATAAATAGTTGATTCTACAAAATATATACATATATGTCAATAGATATATTACTTTAAATCACTAGCCGCACCGATGATGTCACCACCATCAAATCCTTGAAATGGACCAAGAGGATTTCTTTCTCGTTTTAAAGTATCAATATTTTTTTCACCAGAGTATAATACATACTCTACAGTATCATCTACCATTAATATTAATACACTTATTTTCCATCCAGTTGTGTGTACATTTTTTCTAAAGTTTAGTATATCTAAAATGACACTTCCTTCTCTTTGGTTTTTTATTCTTTCTAAATTTATTTCATATGCAAGTCCATCTTCTCTGGCTGCCAATGTTTTTAAGACACCAGACGGAAGTTCTATTTTGTTAAACAATGTATATCTTGATGGACTATCTAATTTAAATTTACTCATAACATCAAGATAAGTAAGTCGTTTTACATTTGGAATATTTTCTAAGTCTAACCCCAGTTTGACTAAATCAGAATACTTTGTTTTTCCAATTTCTATATTTTCAACGACACCCTCAACTTGCGTATATGTTTCAAATGATGATTCAGTATATACTCCTTGTGTTGGTAATAATGATTGCGTTGCACATCCCCCAGTAAAAAATAATAATCCCATTGTTATTAGTATATTTTGCGTTATCTTCATTTGTTTTCTCCGTTTTGTTTTGTTATTGAAGCAACCAATCTAAACTTTCAGTTCCTCCACGTGGGTTCTTCATTTCATATGGATTTGATTCAAGTCCATTTTGACGATAATTTTTACCAACATCCATGTTAGTTGTACTTCCCATATAATCAAATAAACTTTTTTGTGTTTCAATACTTTCCGAACGAAATCGTAATGCAGTATCACGAACCCAAAGTGCAATACATAAACTCATAACCAAATCGTCATTGTATCCTTGCATTGCTTCTGCTTTTTGTCCGTTCCATACAAATGTAAAAAGTTCTTCTAATGTTCTTTCTGAAACAATTTCAACTTCTTTTTCACGAACATATTGTTCCATTTTACTGATAATCAATGGACGAGTTTTAATAGATGTTGTGAATCCGGGAACCTGTTTCTTCTCCATTCTATTTAATTTATTTGTATGTTGTGAAAACTCATCTATGTATTGATAATCTCTTTGAGTGTAATATAAATTGTTGTATCCTTTATCTATAATCTGTTGTAACACCGCCCAACCTATATTTGCATTTTCCACTACCAACAATGCTCCGTTGAACTCACTTGCAACTGCAACCAATAAATTACCAAAATCTTTTGTTTCTACTTCACCCTTAAACTCAGCAACCTGTCTCACACCTTCCACATCAAATACATGAAAAGCACTTTTATCTCGTCCATCTCCTCTCGCAACATCGGCCGCAACTACATAATCTTTGTTGTGGTTTGGATATTCCCATATCCAATATTCTTTGTTTGCTCCTCTTTTTTCTACAGGTTCACGCATTGTATTTTCTTTGTACCACTCAATTAAACTTGCGTCTACCACCGAACGACCACTGCTAATAAAGTCACAATCACATTCTTGGGCTGCGTCTTTTTCACCAAGAACTTTTGTTTGTAAATCTCTCCACTTTTGATCGCGATCAGGATGTAATGACCAATGCAAATTAATTGGATTGAAGTCATTTGATCCGTCCATAGTACCAACCCAAGTTTTGTGGAAAAAGTTACCGATACCATTTGGAGTTGATAATAGAATAGAACGACCACCCGTTGTAATTGTAGATTGCGATGCAGTCCATATATCTTCCATGTTTGTAATAAACGCACACTCGTCCACGATAAGTAAACTCAGAGAGGATGAACGAGAAGCATCCACACTACTTGAGGCCGCACGTATATTACTTCCGTTTTTAAACCTCATACTTAACTTGTTTTTTTCTGTACACTCACTTCGTAACCACGAAGGTAGAAAATCTGCCATATGAGTTACTTTAGTAACGATATTCTTTGCAGTTTCTTGGTTAATGGCAATACATAGAATTGATTTGTCGGTGAAGAAGGTCATTAACCACAGAGCATATCCAGATACAAGTGTGGATATTCCCATCTGACGTGCCTTCAAAACAATATTAAATTGTTCGTCTTTAAAACTCTCTAAAGTTTTTTCTTGAAATTCATATAAATGAAAAGGTATAGTACCAAGTGTTGGATGTTGGATTTTACAATACTTTTTCATAAAGTATATAGGTGACTTTAAGCACTCTGTATACTCTTGTTTTATTATTTCCCTTAATGGTACTTTTTGGTTTCCTGCCATTAAGGATAAATATATATGTATTTAATTTTCTATAATATAAAAAGTTTCAAGGTATCGTTGAATCTTTTAAAAATCACATTGTGAAAATTTTTCAAGTTCTTTTTCAATACTCTTAATACGATCATCAACCTCTGTGATGTCGGCATTAAGTTCATCTAATAATTTAGACTTTTCGGGTATATTCCACTTTTCAAGAGAACCATCTTCATTTAGAAATTGAGGATCATTTTCAATGTAATGTTTAGATTCACCCATTTTGATTTTAGCATCTAACAAAAAACTTTTTTCGTTTTCAAGCATTGTCTTTTTTTCGTAGTCTTCATACTTTCCTTCGTCTTTTAACTTTTGCTCATGTTCTTGAACACAATCAAAACACAATCCTTTCATAGCAACCATTCGTTTATCTAAAAATTTAGTAGTATCACAGGTACAAACTTCTTTGGGACAATTTGGAGCGGTTCTTGCTATTTTTCTTAACTTGTCAAACACGGTTTCGGTTCTAACTTTGGTATTAGCACCAATTTGTTTCCACTCTTTTCCGTCTTTGTCAGTCCATATTTCTCCAACTGCACGAACTTTTACTTCTTCTTTTTCACCTTCATATCCATGTACCTTTGGTATTTCTTCACCCGCGAATAGTTTTTTTGATCGTTTAATAACGTACTTTAAATCATCTTTATCCATTTTAGCCATATTGGCATTATCTCACCTAAAATAAAGTTTGTCAAACTATTAATGTAAATTTTCAAATAGTTTTATGCACTCATCTAAAAAAACATTTACTAAAAAGTTTTCATATCTCAATCTGTGCTTTTTACGTTGTGAGTCAGATAAATCATACTGCATAAATCTTAAACGACTATCACAACTTTCTTCATTTCTCATTCTATCGTGTACACCTTGTATTATTTTTTTGGTAGATGCGTGATCTTCATTATACCCATACAAATAAAAAAGAGATAAAGATAAATTCTTTGCTTCGTCTCTTATGCAATCTACAAACTCACGATCAAGATAAGTAACTTGTTGCGGTAAAATAGCACGGTGTGATGTACGAAATCGTTTACTTACTTTTTCAATTTGAATTTCAACTTCGTTTGTTTTTAAATAGACATTTCCATTTAACTTAATCATACCTTCCTTTTTTAAAGTCTTTTCTATCATATGCCTTTTTATTTTTCATTGCACGACTTTTAGGCATCGTTGGTTTTCTGACTTTATTATATGCATCAATTGTTGAAATTATTTTTTTCTGTTTTGCTTCCGACAATTTTTTTATTTTATGCACTAGCATTTTAATATATTCTTTTTTACTACCACGACCTTTAAAATAAGGACTTTTGTCACTCAGCATTTTTGCAACATCAAGTATTGCTTTTAAATCTTTTAAATTTTCTTCTTTTTCTTTGTCTTCACTCATTGGTCCATCCAGTTTTGTAAACTCAACATAATATAAATTTGTTTTTGGTGATTGAAAAGTTTTTCCACCAACTTTTTTGCAATGTTTTTTTGCATCGTTTAATTCTTTAAAAGTATAAGGAATTAGTTTTCCATCTTTTTTTCTTGCCGATACTTCAAGGTGCGATCCATTTATATTCAAAGTTAGCACTCCATGAGATATAGTTTCTTGGTTTGAAAGACTTTCAGATTCAACCTTTTTTGCACGAATTTTTTTAAGTCGTTGTTTTTCTTTTTTCTTCACAATAGGA